ACAATGCTTTTAGGACGACCTTTGGTGTGGCGGTTTTGGGGATTGTCTGTCAGGGTATCTCGAGGGTCCTTCTTACCTGTTGCCAGCTTCATAGCCTTGATCTGGGCATATTGGGCTTTACTGGCAGCTTTCTGTTTTTCAGAAGAAACCTCAGAACCTTCCGGTCGAATATCACCAAATAAGTTCATTTCAAACCTTTCATTGCGTCTTCAGTACGAATCCAGGCATAAGAGCCATTTACTGTAAACCCACGTTTCTTGTGAATCCGCATAAACCCATCGTGCTCACTACGGATACTGGTTGAGCAAATAATAGGAATACCCCATGTATGTGCCCAAAGTATATGTTGGTCAATCATTTCATTAATCATCCGTACCCTCTGTTTGGCAGGTAAGGATAAATCTAAATGATGAAACTTGGCATTACTGATTTCTTCATTCGAGTAGGTAGTATACCCACCACGATCAAACCAGCAATAACCCAATAACTTCTGGTCACCAAAAGGAATCGGAATCTCTCTGCATACAGCAATGAATTCCCGTCCTTTATCAAATATCTGTACGGTAGTAGCAATGGTCAGATTCTTTCTGAACACTACTCTATCCCGCTTCAGTATCCCGTCTACTTCCTGTCCATATACCTGGTCAGCAAGAAGAACCATGTCCTCTACGTCTTGTAGCGGATGAGCAAGTGTCCATTCCATAGCAATGCAATCAAAAGTTTTGGGTGAAAAAATTTTATACCAGAACAGCGAGAAGGAAAAGTTTTTGTAGAAATTTTGGGGATGGGGGAGTGGGCCCCCCTTAAACCTATCCTTTCCAGCCCTACCCCCTCTCCTAAACCCTGCCAACATAGATGGGGGATAAGTTAGTGAGTACTCACTTACATTTACTTTAATGGGAGGGGGTGTTTTTATCCTCTAGGGAGCCCGATGATTTTCTAGTGTTCTGATTGTTCAAGCTCTCAGGCAATGCGCTGGAAAGCCTTTAGTCTTACCCTACGGTAAATTGATACTCTCAGAGGGAAGAAACAGAATCTGGGTTCTTTCTTTTTTCTTTTCATTCCCACTACAGAGGCACATATTGCATGGCCTAACATGCCTACAAACAACCCAGCAAAGCAGCACACCAGAGCAACGCATTGATGTTCATTTGATAGATGCAAGGAATCAAGTTACTGTATAAAGGATCAGTGCTTTGTAAGGGTTTGTCCCTATGGTTTTTGTGTTGCATGGCGTCAAAATACATGCACTAAACGCAATGTTTAGCAATGTTCATAACTCAATAGGATGCAATGATGAACACATACACACACACGGAAGACGGTTACACATTTACATGTGTTTACGAATACGAAAGCCCATTAGCAGCCGATGACATCAACCCAGCATGGGAAGGCATGGTTACGGTTTGTGAGGTTTACGTCAATGGCTCAGAGCACGATGCACATGAGCTACTTAATCCAGCTCTCATTCAGAGAATTGAATCTGACATCGCGGAATCACTGCAATGAAATATTTAATCGAAACCTTACAAGCTCTTGTAATTGCTGCCCTATTTTTTGGGCCATTGTTTTACTACTTTTTGAAGGGTTAATTATGTCTGACGTAATGAATTTAAAAAATGTCGGCCCTTATGTCGGGGTTTCCCGTGACGTTACCCGTTCAGATAATGGCGGGACATATCGTTTTATCGTATATGGCGCATATAACGCATACGGGCTAATCGGTTCTGAGATGAACGGAATAGCGGTATTAGATGAAGATAAAAAATCGGTTTTATGCGATTTAATAGCCCGTGAGGATTCCGGCTACTTTGGGCCAAGTGAAAATCAATTAAAAACTCTTGTTGATCTAGTATCAATGCCATTTAATAAATTCAGGGAATTTATCAATAATAACCCGCATTCTAGATATAGCATCTAATATATATTTAATTAATCCACATTAATACGTCTGAAATAGGATTTATATGCAAAGCAAAACCATTCAAATATTCACCAAAAAGCAAGCTAATTCAATATGCGGCTCATTGACTACTACGTCAAAAATGCCATGTAAGAGTTATTCGCTACCTACAGAGGCATGCCATACGGGCTACAAAATGGCCCAGATTGAAGGTTCAATTTGTTCTACGTGCTATGCCAACAAGGGGTCATATCGCATGTACGAAAACAACATAAAACCCGCTCAATTTGCCCGTTTAGATTCTCTTGATAACCCGCTATGGGTTTCCGGTATGGTTTCACTTATCGGCAATGATGCCTATTTTCGCTGGCATGATTCAGGGGATTTACAGAGCTTGGCTCACCTTGAATTAATCGTTGACGTATGCAAGGCCACATCTAATACCATGCACTGGCTGCCGACTCGGGAATATGCAATGGTCAAGCAGTACATTGCAAAAAATGGTGCATTGCCTGAAAACCTAATCGTTCGATTGTCTGCAATGTACCCAGATCAACCCGTAAAAATTCCCGCATCATTGCAAGGTATCAAGGGCATAACTGCAAGCAATGTGCATGCAAAGCAAAGCCCAGTAGGTGAAGCTTGCAAAGCGCCCCAGCAAAATGGCGCATGTAATGATTGCCGCGCATGTTGGACAGATAGCGTCATCTCTTACGGGCTGCACTGATATGCGTAAGCTTGAAGCCCTTATTGCACGTTCACGGCTGCTTTTGATAGCCCTAGAAATGCGGCAAAACCTTAAAAACTAAGCCCTTCGGGGCTTTTTTCGTTTAGCTGGGTTGTTTTGAGCTTCAATGCTCAGGGCGAAGCATTGCCTATTTGCTGGGATTGTCTCAGGGCTTAGGTGCGCGTTTTTGTTTTATCGGGTTTGGCCTGAGGATTGATTGTGGGTTGATTTTAACCATGTGATTTAAGCCATTTTTTAGGTGTGATGCACCCACGATATAGGTGCGCTCTCATTCGCACGTTATAGCGCGTTTTAATGCGTTATGGCGCTATTTCTTACGCTATCGCTCACCTTGAAAATTGGGTTAAGGTGAGGGGGTCTGAGGGTAAGTGAGGGGGTTTGGATGGGTTCGCCTAAACGTTTTTGAAAAACGATTTTCCAAAATATTTAGACCCTCCCCCCTCAAAAAATTTAGGGGTGTACCAAAAATGATACCCCCCCTATTTTTTTTCTTGGGGGTTATTTTAAAAATCGCAGTTTTCTTGTTTTTTCCTAGCATGCCATTTGTAAGCAGCATCAGAGATGGCTTTTTTATGCTCTTCAGAAACCGTAATCTTTCCCTTCAATGACCTTCTGTATTCGGCTAACTTGCGCTTGCCTTCTTCAGTCATTGTCGATTTGCCCTTTTTGATTTCAGAAATCTTTTTCTTTTGTTCTTCTGACATTGGGCCAACTTTACGTCCCAAAGCTTTTTGTCGAATCTTGTCTTTTGATTCTTCGCTTAATTTTCGGCCTTTATGTGCTTGTCCAATTTTTCTTTTATGTTCATCACTCTTTGGCATCAATCCAATTTCATATGGAAATGGATTTACGTTGTACCCATTCTTGATGGCATCCAATCTATCAATCCATTTGGCTTCCAAAACAGCCATTTCTTTGGTGTCAAAACTGCTCTCTGCAAGTAAAAACTCAAATGCATCTTTTCCATACTTGTTGTAAGAGTTTTGCAGATAAGCAGAATGATGTTTACCTCGTGCAAGCTCTCTACGATGCGTAGTCCATCGTCTATAAATGTTAATAGACGAACCAACGTAACACTTATTGGTTACTTTGTTTTTAATGAAATAAACGCCAGAAATGCTCATCGCAAAAATTTGAGCTTATAAATCGTGCTGTCGATTAACTGTGCAATTTCATCAACCAGGTTCTGAATTTCACTCTCTTGAGGCAAGACTACATGACGCTCTGTTTGCACATATTCTTTGAGAGCTTCTAGCTCATCCAAGCCATTGTCCAAGGGTGGGTAATAGTCAACTGGATATTGAATGATCTCGCCTGTCAAACCTTGGATAGCCTCGATCAAGTCATCAACCTTGTCTGGCAGTTCTTGGTAAAACGTATTCAAAGCCATGTGCTCGGAAAAGCTTTTGGTCTGCAAATGCAGGATATGGGTATTGGTTGCTGCATGCAGTAGTGATAACAAGAACTCACCCATAACTTACTCCTAAATGGTCTAAAACATCTCGGGCAGCTTTAACTTTCCAAGGTCTTAGGCAATGATTTTCCGCTATTTTAGTCCAAGCGTCTATTTGCCTCTCATAAGCATCTTTGAATACTTCCTTTTGCTGTTCAGAGGTCATATCGCCTTGGTCCAGCATGGTGTGGCAGAAGTAACAACCCCAAACCGTTCTGCTGTCATCTGCCTTTAATCCCATGCCTTTACCTGCTTCCAGGCTGTTTTCATGGCAAGCAACGGTGGTAGAGCCTTCACCTGTCAGGCAGCGTTTATGGATGTTGAGCAAGCATTCTTCATCCCTTGCCAATGCTAATAAGTCTTTATTTCTGTACATCGAGGTTCTTCAACTCTTGGCGTTTGGTGTATTCCTGTGCTTTGAATACTTCAATCCTAGCTAATGCTGCTTTCATCATCCAATTCAGTTCCTCATATTGCCTGTTGGCTTCTTTGAGGTCCAGCAAGTGTTGCTTGTACTTTGGATGAGCATAAGCATAGGCTTCTTTGTTACCCAATGTGCCTTCTTCCTCATTCATTAGTTCACTTTTAACTACTTTGGAGTAGTCATCAAGATGATTGCGATTAGCCAAAGCTTGTCCCATTTGGGCAGCATTTTGGGCTATGTAATTGATTGCTTTGTGAGGGTCAATGTCCATTACGTTTCCTCGTTAATTAAGGCTTGGATGCCATCTCTTAATATTCCTTTACCCATGTCTTCAAGTATTTGTACTTGGATACGGGTTAGGTTCAGTCTTACTTCATGTGTGTAGTCTCGGGTTTTTTTTGTTCCTGCACCCTTTCTACGTCCTCCCCAGGTTCCTATTGGTCTACCAAGGCGTTTTGATCTTGCTTCTCTACGCTTTTCACGTTCGATCTCTTTGATGAAGTCAGGCTTTTCGTAAACAAATGGGTCTTCTAGTTCCATTAGGCCATCTCCACAATCTTGGTTGCTTTACCCCTGCGTACAGTCTCCATTACCAGCTTGATGGCTACTTCTAGCTCTTGCACTGTGCATTCATCAATCTGTGCGTCATGTATAGCCATAAAACGCTTGAAAACCACCAATTCAGGACCAGTAAACACAAACCTACCTTTTGTTAATCCCCTACCAGCCATTGTTTTGAGTGCTACTTCTGCTTCCAATATCTCTGGCTTCCAATCCAGCCCCAATGTTGGCCTAATCTTTATCATGGCTTGGGCTATGTTGGTACAGGCAATCAGTACGTCTACATGGTCTTTGGTTGCTTCACCCTTCAAAAGCTCATCCATTGCTTCATGGTTCTTAAGCTTTAGTTCCACACCAGCGGTAGGTAAGCTACCCACTCGTTTCATTCCTGAAAGAACGTAGTCAAGGGCATTAATTCGGGGGTATTTACTAACAAATTTCTTTTTTTTCACGGCAAATCTTCTTTAATTAACACTTCAACCATGCCAACAGTGCCATACACCTTTGTTGCATGTAGGCTACAAACTTGGCTGTCATCCTTGTAAATAACGCCATTTATGGCATCTAAAAACGCTTTTACGATGTTGTCCGTATCGGGCTTCTTCATTGGTCGCTCTTCATTGGACAAACAAGCTTCCTTGCGTTTCTTAGAATAGCTGGCAGGAATCGGCATAGTGATGTAAAAATATGCCGCTACTGGCGTTTCTAGAGGCTCACTTGCGCCCATAGCTTTAGTAGCTGCTTCTCTAATCAAATCCTCGTAATCACGGGTTTTAGTAGGTGTGTAGGTCGATACAAAGTTGCCTCTCCTGGCAAACTTTGGCCTCCCCTTGCCTATAGGTGTGCCTTCTACTTTGAAGATGATCTGAAAGGTCATACAAGGGCTGGTTGGTAGGTAGGTGGTGGGTTCTTAGTGCCAAGCAATGCCTGACTAGCAGGTGTACGCTGGTTGTTGACGATTGGGAAAGGCCACTTGTTCATTCAATTTCTCCATTTCTGAATTGCTTTAGATATGCATGTATACGTTTAACCCCGTCAGCATCAAACCACTTTGACGATCCTTTGACCAGGCTTATCAGGTTGTCCCTGTCGTTGTTTAGGCAGTAAGTAACCCAAATTTCCCTAGCCCTAGCGACTTCAAGTTGATTGTTAGGTTTGAGCTTATAAGGTTTCCAATCGTTTGTCATCAGGGTTAACCATTACGAGGCAACGTGTGGGTAGTTCGGGAAGAACATGGGTTGATCTGAGGCTTGAGCAACATACTGCTGTGCATCCCTCAGGAACCATAGTTTGATAGTAGGTTCACCTTCACCTGAACCCTCGTAGTTCCTCTGCTTACGGCAAAGCAGGTAGTGGTCAGGATCGTTCTTGAGTTCAGCATGTAGCCCATTCAACTTGATGTCATCTTCTTTAGGCTTATTACGCCAAACCAGCATGACGTTATCCACCAAGTCGGTAATCGCTCCTGAACCTTTGTTGTCGTGTTTGTCAGGAACAGCGTTCTCATTGGCAGGTTTACGCAAGTGGTGAACTAAGTGAACGTGAATGTTGTAGTCCCTAGCCACAGAGGTTAGTTCATCAACAAAACGCTTTTGCCCATTGAAATCGTCCTCTGCTTTCACGCATTTAGCCAAGTTATCCACAAAGATGTGGTTAATCTGCAATTCCTTTGCACAGTAACGAACCATGCCAATGACGGTATCTGCATCAGCAGTGCCTACCTGGTCGTACAGCCAAAGGCGGTTGTCAGTCCAATCACCAAATTGGTCGTACAGTTGGTCAAGAGCTGCTATGCCATCATCACCTTGGAACTCACTGCTAAACGGGTTTAGACCAACCCACATCCTAGCCATACGCTGCATGGTGGTAATAGGCTTCATCTCAAAGCTTGCAATACAAACCTTCTCGTCCTGACCCATGACTGACAGGGCAATTTGGCTTGTCATCAGGGATTTACCATGACCGTTTTGACCAGACCAAAGGGTTACTTCACCTTTACGGAACTCAAAGCTGTCCTTGGTATGAGGCCAAGGTAGGTAGGAAACCTTTGCTTTTTCTTTGACTCGTAACCGTTCTTTCAGTGGTTCAACGTAGTCTTTAGCTCGTCTGACCTTGGTCTGGTTGTCTGTCTCTTTGAGGTAGACAGAAAAGTCAATGTTGTCATCAATTATCTTTGCCATACAAATCCTTAAATTGAACAGATCAAGCAGCCTTGACCCTGTTCGTTATTCCACTTTCCACGTTGGCTTGTCCACAATGATTTCCCAATTTTTTCGGAAACAATCATGGTTTGTTCGTATTGTTTCTTGCCAAAATCATCGTGCTTAAAGGCTTTTTCTTTCCATTGGTCACCTCCAGCAAGGCAAGGAAAGCAACCTACACGGTCAAATCCTTCGTCATACAAAGGGTTGTGTTTGCCTTCAAGAAACGTAAAAACCTCTTTTGTTGACCAATCAAGCACTGGCAATCTAAATTTGACTCCCATTTTTCCTAGATATTTAGGATATTTGCTAGGCATGATTTCGTGAGGTTCATATAAATCATCTGAAAGTTTGAACTCATAACGCTTTTCTCTTTCATACGATTCATCGCTTCTCATGCCATACCAAACCTCAAAAGGTCCTTGTTTTTTAGCAAGTGAGGTGATGTAGTCTTTAGTTGGCCTGATTTTTAGGTAATCAGTACAGTGTCTACTTCCACCACCAGGAAACCTTCCCCATTTTTCTGATTGTTGCAAAACAGAACCCATGCAAACAGTGTCAATTTCAACTTGATACCAGTTACGCAAGTTATCCACATGCTGATAAGTCAATGGATGCTCAAACTTTGTATCGCAGAACAAACCCAAAATTTCGCTGTTTTTGAACTTTTGCAAAGCAAGCTTTAAGCAGGATTGACTATCTTTGCCACCAGAAATGGGGACCACTACTTTGTACGTTGCCATATGTTCGTCCATCCTTCTTGTTGCCATGCTAACTTGCCAGATTGGTGATGTGAACTAGCAATAACCCTAGCTCCAGCACATTTGCAAGCCTCAAAAAGCTCTTTAGCGCGTTTTTCTGTGTCTGCACATATGCTGACCACCATTCCCACACAAAAACGCATATCAAGCGTTTTAATCGGTTCTAGATGGGTACATACCGTACAGAAGTCGTCGTTTTCCCACCAATCTGTTTGGCAAGGGTAGTCGTTGATGAAGATGATTTGTGGTGCTTGACCTTCGAGTCTCATTCGGACGATCTCCTCATGGCCTCTCATAGCAGCCTTAGTTTGTTGTAAGCAGACATGGATTGATCTTTTTTCTGCTGTTCAAAGCTAGGCTTAGAAGCTACCCATTCAGCCTTAAAAGAACGCCAACCTCGAACGCAAATTTCTTCCAAAGCTTTTTCCAAAGTCCAACCAGCGATCTCAGCTTCAGAAGCAATTTTTCGTAGCACCAAAGTTGAGATTTCAGCTTTAGCTTTTTTCCTTTGCCGAACAAAGGATTCCCAAACTTCATCAGATACAGAATCAGGCTTGCCAACTGCTGTTGGCTTCTTCTCTTTCTCTGCCTCTCTCTCTGTCTCTGGGATAGCATCTTGCTTGCTATCTGCTAGCACTCCGCTAGCAACAATGAAAAATCCTTTATGAATCAATGGCTTAACTCCATCCTCATACTCTTTTGAGGTGATGTGAAGTCTAAAGACAAGCTCATCTACCGAACCATCAAAAGTACCGTCTTTTGTCTCACTTGCTAGCAGCCAGAGTAACGGTGCTAGTGCCTTGCTAGCGATAGGCAAGCGCATGAATTCTCTGTCGTTCAGCAAATCACGGTGAAGCTTTATCCAAGGTGGGCAACGGTCTTTGTAGTGCTGGAAAGCAGACCAGTTTTTAGGTTGCAAGAGCATCTGTATCTCCAAAAAAAATGCCCCTGAAGTCCGGTAGTACGAGTACCAAACCTCAGAGGCAAGCCAGGAGATGGCTTAGACATGTCTGGACCTCGTACGCCCAATATCTAAACCATCTGCCAAAAGTGTATCACTTCTTTTCCGGTTGTTCCTTCTTTTTACCAAAAATCTTGTCCCAGTTCTCGTCAAACTTCTTACGGTCTGGGATAGGACGGGGTGCTGATCCTTTGCTCATGTGTTCTTCTCCTTACTTCAAAAAAATCCACATCCAAACACAAAAAACAACAGTCAAACAAATTGCTTTTATGTCGCTCATCCGTTGCGCTCCTTTAACTTGGCTTTGACGGCTTTCAATACGCATGCAACAGTCGTGCAGTTGTTTTTGATTTCTTGCTCATCTTCAGGAGATAGCCAAACCCATTCACGCTTTCGAGGCGCATGAACCATTTCATCACCCTCCCATACAGCACCGCATACGCAATTTAATTCAGGCTTTTGGGATTCAAGTTCAATGATGCGGTCAATCGCATTACGAGCAATCATGGCTACATCTTTAATTGCTTGTTCACTGTGCTTCATGTGTTCTTCTCCAAAAAGTCTTCGCACTTGCGCTTCCAGCCCCATGTCTCACGCATAACGTACACAGGCGCGTAAAAACGTGGTTTGTGCAACATTGCACAGATTAGCGTTGGCTTAGGCAGTGCTCTCATGGTGGTGTGTTTGCACTGGTCGCAGTTTTGAGTTTTCATGGCGCGTTCTTCTCCTTGAGTTTGGCTTCTATGGCGTGAATGAAAGCGGCCCGATCACCTTTCCATTCAAACGCCCAAACAGTCTTGGCTTCTTTATCCGTCAGACCAACCCACTCACGCTGTGGTTGTGGGGTGTAGTACATACATTCCCCAGCATCACAGCACGCTTGTCGGTTTGGGCACTTATCGTCCCCATCATGGCAAGCCGGCCTATTCTTCTGCACAGGTGCTGGCTGTGGTTGTGGGGTGGTGTAAATTTTTGTGCTTGGTCTAAAGTCCAATCGCTCTAATGCAGCATTTGTAAACAATTCTCCGGCTGTTCCAATAGGCTCCTGCACAGGTTCTACAAAGGCTTGCTTGGCTACTTCAAACTCCAATGCTCTGATGGCTTCGTATATGTACTCAGGCGCTCCGTCTTCAGTAGAGTATTCAAGATATTTGTCGCGCTCGTCCTTCAACGCCTCAAGCGCCTGTTTCATTGCTTCTTTAGTCATGTCTTATTCCTTTATGCCGTGGGCGGCTAACTGTTTTACCAAAAAATCATCATAAGTATGGCCCGCCGCATGATGGCGAATCCATGCGTTGTATTCGTCTGCAACCTCTCGCAACACGTTCATGTCCGGTGACTCGATGGATCGCACAAATGGATGTAGGTCTGCGTCTTCAATCATCCATTGGTCGCCATCCCATTTGCCGCCACACTTTTTGAACTTGGCCTCAATCTCCTCATCCGTCAGCGGCTTGCGCTTTGGTGGGGTGGTGTAAAGAGGTGCTACAGCCTGCTCTCCGTTGGCGACTGCGTGGTATCGAGTGCGGTACAGATTCCCAGACGGAGAAAACCAAGCCACCGGCTCTTGCTTCTCAGCGGCTTTGCACTTGTCGCAGTCGTGGTTGACGCAGCCAATTTTTGGCATATCTGCCTGCTCAACGGCTTGGCGTAGGGCGGTGATAGCTTGGCTATGGGCACGCCTTTCTTGGACATACGTTTCAGCGCTTTTGCCGACCCGTTCTGGCAAGCTGAGTTCCAACGCCTCAAGCGCCATCTTCATTGCGGTGATGCTCATGTGTTCTTCTCCTTGAGGGTTTCTATTGCCATCAAAATAGCTTGACGTCTTGTTATTGAGAAAGCCTCAATTTGCAAAATGTCATCAATCGTCAACCCAACCCATTCACGTTTTGGCTGGCAAAACCCACAGTCATGGTTTACACAGCCAAGTTTTGTAATTCCTGTTTCATCTTGGTTCATCCGTTGCGCTCCTTGAGTTTGGCTGAGATAACGCAAACAATGTCGGCAAAGACAAAATTATTTGAGACTTTATTGGCAAATACTTGTTCAAGCCAATCAAAATCCGCAGGCGTCAGCCAAACCCATTCACGCTGTGGTTGCGGGGTGGCTTCACAAGCTTTGTAAGCCCCATTGCTCCACGCAATCTTTGCGATTTGGTAGCAGTGTTCTTCGCAGTCAAAACGATGCTTTGGTGCTGTGCTTCCTTCTTCGTCCCACCATTTTTCGAAAGCTTTGTCAGCCACCGGCTCCTGCTTCACCAAAAATTCCTGACGGTAGTGGTGATCGTTCATCATCAGCTCGCTTTCATGCACTGATTTTTTCTCTGCTTGCTCTATGGCTTGGCGACCTGCTGTGATGGCAGCTTCAATCAGCTCAACTGAATCAGAATCATTAGGTGCAAGATGTTCATAGCCCTTAAACTTTTGTGCGTTTTCAAACTGCTCGTCTTTGGCGTATTCCAATCCACGTTCCAACGCCTCAAGCATTTGTTTCATTGCGGTGATGCTCATAGCATGTCATCTTCATCAAATATCTTGCCAAAAGAACGGTTCGTTTCCTTTTGTTCACGGCGGTAGTTTTCTAGGTTCTGAATGAAAAGAAATGCGCTTGCACCATCTCCTTCAATCCCACCATCTTCTTTAACTTCCATGCCAGACATGGTTGCGATTCTTATAAGATCACCTAAGTTCATCTTTTTTCTCCATAAAAAGTTGGTCAATCGGTTTAAGTTGTCTGTATGTGGCTGTCTCTATCGCAGTGATCAGAACAGCTACTACAGCAGCGTCTAAGTCCTCCACCAAAGTGTGAGGTTCCAGCTTCTCTGTTGCGTAAGCAATCAGTTCGTAAGCTGTGTTGAATTCAAGGTGTTGTGGGCTCATACGGTGAGCTTAGTAGAAAAAAAAGTTACGTCTATTAGGGTTTTCACTAATGTTCAGCACCAAAAAACGGGTATAAAGTTCATCCACCTCGTTTTTGAGGTGTAACAAAGGACATCAAATGCAAGTTAATGAAAAGCATGTCGATCAACGATACAAGGTCACATTACCCAGCATCCCCTGTGACGATCCACGTTTTCTGTGGACTCGTGGTGCAGACGTACAAGCCACCTGGAAGCGTTTTGGTTGGGTAGCTCCTAGCGAACTCAAGGAGAAGACAAATGAAGCTTAAGAACTTTCGTCAAGAGATTCGTGAAGAACTCATGCGTAGCACTACGCAGTACTGCTGCTACTGCGGTGACCGTAAGGGTGGTAAGTACGTTTGCTGTGGTGAAGCTCACTTCGTCCACTTCAGCGATCTGTATGAAGAAGACCAAGATGCCATCATTCAAGATGAACTTGATGAGTATGAAGATTGGAGCAAGAAATGAAATGTATTGATTTGAACAAAGATTTAAGTTTGTATGTAGATGAGTTTGAAGATGGCGCTTGGATCAACTTGTCGGGTCAAAACTATCACATTGCCACTTCACTCACCAAAGAGCAAACACTTGAATTGATTTCTACATTAGAAAAAATATTGGAACTCGCATGAACATCTACCAAAAACTTAATGCGGCTCGTGAAGCATTCCACAGTCGCCAATTGAAGAAGTCAGGTCTAAACAAGTTTGCTGGTTACAGCTACTTTGAACTGTCAGACTTTGTTGTTCCTGCTTTGCAAATCTTTGGTCAGCACGGTTTGACTTCAATCATCAGTTTTGGCAAAGAGACCGCAGATATGCGGATCGTCAATGTCGATAAACCAGAAGAAGTTATCTTGATTGAATCACCCATGTCTACAGCGGCCTTAAAGGGCTGTCACGAGGTGCAAAACCTTGGGGCAGTACAAACCTACATCCGCAGGTATTTATGGGTTGCAGCCCTTGAGATCGTTGAACACGATGCCTTGGACTCAACTACAGGCCGTAAGGGTGATGCACCTGTAACAACACCTCGTGGTGGTATTGGTGAAGACCTGCCTACAGAGGTCAAAGAATTTCTGCGTGAGTTAGCTGATAGTGTTGAAAGCCTGGTCAAAGCAGGACAAGCACATGACGCACTTGCAATGATCGATGAGCAAGGTTTGGAAGCAGATCAAAAGGTCTATCTTTCAAACTTCCTGCAAGCAAGCACCCGTAGTGCATTAAAGAAAGCAAAAGGTAATTAAATGGAATACGACAACACAAACCGTGGCTCACTTTTCAAGAACGAAAAGAAAGAGGAAGAGAAACACCCAGACATGAATGGTTCACTCAACGTCAATGGCGTTGAATACTGGATCAGTGGATGGAAGAAAACCAGCAAAGCAGGTACAGGCTTCATCAGTCTGTCTATCCGTCCCAAGCAAGAACAGTCTCGTCAGGTTAGCCAGCCAACACGCAAGGCTAAACAAGAGTTTTCTGACTTGGACTTTTGATTAACGGGGCTGAAAGTTGATGCTGTGTGAGTTGCGTAGCGAACCACGAGTAAAGCAAGTAAGCCCCACCTATTACGGGGGGAAAGCGGATTTTGCGCCTTATCGGGAAAGCTGCCGGTGACCAACAGACATATCGTCTGACAAGTGCAAAGCCGCAAGTACCCCCACCTATTTATGAACGCACTAGAAACCCAAATTGACGGGGCACATTACAAAGATTTGCCCATACAGCCTGCTGAATACATCCATGCCAATGCAATGGGCTACATGGAAGGAAATGTCGTGAAATATGTTTCTCGCTGGAGAAAGAAAAACGGCATCAACGACTTACTGAAGGCTAAACACTACATAGACCTTCTTATCGAACTGGAGAAAAAATATGGCAACCTTTCAAGCACTTGAGATTGATGTACTGCGTTGGGCTGAAGCTCGAAAAATTATTCCCAATAGTACCCCCCAGGCTCAATTTTTAAAAGCAGTGTCTGAAATGGGTGAGCTTGCTGATGCGTTGAGCAAAAAAAATTCCCACGACATTCAAGATGCGGTGGGTGATGTGACAGTTTGCTTGATTAATATGTGCGCTTTGCTTGACATTACATTCACGGAATGTCTCGAAATGGCATATCTGCAAATCAAAGATCGCAAGGGAACTTTACTGCCATCAGGTGTGTTTGTAAAGGAATGATATGAAAGTATTTGAATATGTATGGACTTGGTTAGCCTGTGTAGGCTTCTTGTTTACAGTAACGTCTATCTCTTATTTAGGATTCTTTTTCAAATGAAGTATTGGCCTGGAACTAACATCATCAAGAGCAACAATAACGCTTTTGACTGGAATACTGGTGAGTCAAGTATGGCAAAGATTGCTCGTGTTACTGAAGGCAGCAAGAAGGGCATTCAGCAGGTCATAGAGCAGCGTAAAAAGGAAGGCAACCCTATGTACGCCACACCTACAAATCAGTTCACTGTGTACAGCAAAGCAAAAGCTGTTCGATTTACAAATTAAGAGGTCAAAATAGTCAAAGCTTCATTGGTGTGTTTGATACGGTCATCAAGGCCAATCGTTCCGCCATTGATAGCCTTGGTTAGCTTTACCCAATCAGCAGCTTCTGCAAGCTCATTGCACTTGTGGGTAGACCAGAACCAGCCAGCAGTTAAGGCCGCATATGTAGGCGTTCCCACAAGGTCAGGGTCAGCCCAGAAATCCATTCCAAGAGTCTTCCCAGCGTTGAAATAATTAGTAGAACCAGTAAGCTGGATACAGCCACGCCCACGAAAACGATAACCATCACCAGATGACTCATCGCGATTGCCCATTCGGTTAGAGTAAACCATGTTGGCAATCTTTTTTGGGTTTCCTGCGTATGCATTTGCAATCTCCTGAGTTGGGAATCGTTTAGGCCAAAGCTTCATCAATGTAGCAGCACGGTAATTCAGGTTCTCTTCGAGGATTCTGAAGTTTCCGCATTCATGCCCACATTGACCAATGAAAGCAGCTTGTTGACGAGGTGTAGTGATGTTGAAACGGGCAAACGTGCTATTCAAGGCATCTACCCATTGCACTCCTATTTTGAGTGCTTGCAATTGTTTATCGTTGACCATTCAGGCTCTCCCGTAGAGTCTCATATGCTGTGATGCAGGCATTTAGTTGAGCAGTGTTTCTATCACCCTGGGCAACTATTTCTGCGATGGCTGCAAGGGTTGCTCTGTCGGCATCAGAAGTTTCGTTAGCCTGTCTGTCAGGTTCACTTCTCGTTTCGTTCCGATCTCCGGTGGAAGTGGTGGGACTTGTGGAGGTTTGTACACAACTTGAGGTTGGGAGGCGCACCCTACCAGCACGGATAGCACGATCAAGAGCAGACTGTTTTTCAGTAATTGCATTGTTAGCCTCCACTAACTTAGTTGACGTTTGATTCATTTGCTCGTTCAGCTTCTGTTCAGTAGCACGAGCCTCATCATTTTTCCTGGCAATCTCTACTTGCATTTCTTTATCACGCTCAACCCAGCCCTTATGGTGACCGTAGAAGTAAAACGTCAAAACTGAGACAATAACTCCTACGATTACCCAAGGGTTTGGAATCATGTCTCACTCCTTGCCGCCAATCTCTCCTGTGCGATCTCTTCACGTTCGGGGTGTAGGTAGTCCTCGGGAGTCGTTGGAGGTGGACCAGGTGTCCAAGTCTCGTCCAAAGCGGGATTTACCCATGTCGGCAATTGACCAAGACCAGCGGATACTGGTGATGCACCGTAAGCACTTGGTACTGGTTGGGGTGAACCTGAACCGACACATGGTTGATATGTTTGTGTAGAAGGGCTTGTAGGAGGTTTTGTAGTCCTCTTAGCCATAATCCCACCAATACCCCCTACGATCAGCAAAACGATGTCGTTGAGCATCTTTGTGTAGGCTTGATCGATAGGAGCCATCGACTTGATGGGCTGGGTCACAAACGTCACTGAGTACAGCAACATTACCACAATGAAGACCAGCACCAAGGTCACCATAACCACCACAAAGCCCCAAATACGAACCTCAAAAGCTTCTGGTGTTAAGGGGTCACTGTTTGTTTTCTGGAGCAGGTTGAACAATTTGCTTCTCCAATACAGGTGCAACTAGATATTCAGGGCATTGTTGGGTGAACAGGCACTTGGGCTTCTGACAATCAGGCTTGTAAAAGTTATCAGGGTTTTGGCAAGGATACCTGTAGGTGTCTTCCATGCATCCAACCAGTAACAATACAGTTAGCAGTAAGTATTTCATTTAATCCTACTCATCAATGCTGCAACAATAGGGTCTGACAACTCATCAGGCAATTTAGGTAACAGGTCTACAAGCCAATATGCAAACAACAAATAGCACATGACCTTGCACCAGTTCTCAAAACCTTTGATGATCTCATTGGTTAAGAACGTCCGCATACATTGTGCTTGCAGTAGTCTACAAGTTCAAATGCTCCCCAAATAGCCAAGCCTAGAATTACTACACCAAAGCAGCAATAGAAAGTGATCTCAATGATCTCATCCATTTCTGCTTTCTTACGCTGTGCTTCTTCTCGTTCTTCACGAGCAGCAATTGCATCTGCTTTATCCATCTGCAAAGCTCGTAGTTTGATGTTATTCCAAACGTCAACCTTACCTGCTTGCATAAACAGCATCTGGAGTTCGTTTTCAAAGTCTTTGGCTTGCTCCAGTGCCATTTCAATTTGAATGGCTGACCCCATGTTGGAGCCGCCTTTCTTTTTACTTTGAACCATTGCCTTTGTAGCGGCAGATTTGGCATCAAAGTATTTCCCGAGAACGGGACCCAAGCTGGCAACATCATCTACTGTTGCCGACATTTTCTTTACGAGCTTAACCGCTGACTGAATCCCTGCTAGGGCGCTAATAGGATCAATCATTTTTCACTCTCTTCCATTCGAGACAATAAACTCTACGCTCGAATACGTCCCCTTCCCACCTCCATCTAATGCATATGTACTTTTCTTCTGCCTTGACCAAAAAGGTTGTTAACAGCAATGCAATCAAAAGACGCATTCACTTTTTGTGTTCAAGCCAAAAGTAAAGGGCTACAACACATACACCTACACCAGCAAACAGCTTTTCAATAACTGATTTGCCGATAGCTTTATAAGCACTGTCAGTCATTTTCTGAACAGCACGTTCGGCTGCTTTTTCAGCAATGACATCAATTTGTTCATCACTAAGGTGTATTTCTTTCCTGCGCTCAGGACCTTTGTACTCTTCCATGATTACCTCGGTGCTACACCCAAAGCACGAGCTTCTGGGCTATTAAGAGTGCCAGATGAAAGTTCTTTAGAACTTAAACCAAGAGCAGCAGCAAGTGCAGCAGGACCACCAAGAATCTTGGCAAGTAATGCTCCGCCACCAACATCAAAACCTAGCTCTTTAGCAGGTGCAGTATTACCTTGTTGAGCCTGTTGCTGTGCATAAAGCAATGCAGGAGCCATTAGAGCCATGCCAGCCATAGGAGCTATACCAGCACCACCTTTGATGTATTCAGGAATATGTTTTGGTGAACCAGCATTTACAGATGGAGCAACACTTTTTACTGGACCAGTAATGCCTTCACCAGCAGCTTCATTGTATTTTTTAACAAATTCTGAATAAGGCACATTTTTTTTGCCAACTGCTTCTTCCCAATACTTAATAGCTTGCTCTTGACCCATTAAGTTATGCAGCCAGTTGTAAGCTCCTGGTCCCATTTCACCACTACCTTTTTTGTATGTGGCACGGAATCCAGGAGGTGCAGAAGCTTCTAAAGCAGCTTTATCAGCAGCAATTTGTTCAGCAGTACGTCTTACTCTGGTTTTGACAGATTTTTCAGCAGGAGGAGCTACAGCCTCATCAACCATAGGAGCAATATCTGCTTGAATTGATTTAGTAGGGCTTTGACCTGTTTCAACTGCTTGAGTAACAGAAGGTACTACAGGCTGTCCAGCAGGTGGTTGAACAATTGCAGGAGCTTGAGGTGTTTGTGCAGCAGGAGCTTGTGGAGCAGGTGCAGGACCTTTTGCTTCCATAGCTTTCTGAGTATCAGCAAGACGTTGTTGAGCTTGCTGTACGGGGTTTGGTGGAGGTGGGGTATTGTTATCTACAGAAGGTACACCTGTAGATTGGCTCATGGACCGTTCTTTAATGCTTTTAACAATCTTGCTACCAGCCAAAGCACTAGCTACACCAAGAGCAGCACCACCAACAACAGCAGGTAAAACAGAAAGACCAGCCGCCTTTTGAAAGTTAGGATTGAAAATAGGATTCTCAATCGCTGGCATCTCAGGCATTGCAGGTTGTGGAACAGCAGCCGCTACATCCGCAGGATTTACCTGTGGCAAAGGAGGCATAGCAACATTAGGCGTAACAGGTTTAGTTGCTACAGGTTTTGCTACTTGAGGTGGAGGGACAACAGCCTCTACAACTTTCTTTACAGCCTCGTCTTTTTTGACTTCAGGTCGAAAAGCTGCGGCAACGTCATCAAATCCAAATTCGTCATTATTTGCCATTTAATAACTCCCATTTTTCGCCTGTCCAAATCTTTGGCTTATTGCTGTTGTCAGCCATGATGTCACCCTTTTGTGGCTCATACTTTTGGCCTGTACGAACAGAGTTCATAAACTGATCGTAACGGTTAGTAATACCACGAGCAACATTGGTGGACATAAACTCAGAACTGGCTTCTGATAAGTCAACAGCTTTGCCACGAGAACTGTGTACTTTGCTTGCTAAGAAATGATTCCAAGCAGACAAGAGAGCTTCGTTCTTAATGCCTTGATAGCTTGCAATTGCAGCATTCTGGCGACCTGACAAACCAGGATCAAGATCAGGTACAGGTGATGCACCAGGAGCAAGACTTTCTACGCCACGTTTTTCTTGAGCAAGTCGAATCTGATCTTGCAAAGAAACAAAACGCTGGAGGTCAGAAAACTCTTGTGGGTCTTTAATTGCGTTTTGTAGCAAAGCATTAACTTGGCTTTGAAAGTTAAGTTGCTGTTGAACTGCACTGTTTGCAGAAGTGCCGCCTTCAGTACGACCTGTACTAGTTGCAGAAGCTTGAGTACCAGTAGAAGCACCTTCTGAACCTGATACGTTAGCGTTGATGTTGGGAGCAATACCCATTTTTCCAGCACCACCAGCACCTCCTGCTTTTTCTGGAGGAACTGCACCTTTAGCACCAAGACCACCACCAACTTCAGCACCTTGACCAACTGTTTTGCCAGTGGTTGTGCCAGCAGTAGAACTTGTGGTTTTGCCAGTAGCGGTGGTTGTACCTTGAGAAGCTTGGTTTTGTTGGCTAACGTATCGGAAAAGATCAGCACGTTTTTCAGGATCAAGCTGTGCAACAGCATCCATCCATTTAGCACGTTTGGCAATATTGGCTTGTTCGTTATAAAGGTTTGCGATACCAGCAGAAGACAAACCAATTGCTTGTGCTTTTTGATAAGCAGCAAGAGCAGGAGCCCGAACAGCATCAGCAGCAGCCTGTACACCTGTACGTTCAGATAAGAAACCGCCAGTGGCAGAAGCAGTAACGTCTTCTTTAGAAATCAAACCACCAAGCTCATCAATCTTTTTGATTTGATCTGGTTTGAGTTCATTGCCGTTTCCATCAAACACTCGACCAGTACGACCACGAGCGTTGTACTCTTGAATATAACGAGTGTTGTCAGGACCGTAAGCATCAACGGAACGAGTAAGACCACCATTCCAAGCAGTCAAAGCACCTTTGTAATCTCTGCCTAACAAGGAAAATATTAAAGGAGCCCACTGAGTATTAGTGTTTACATGCCCTTCTTTATCATTTTCGATCTTTTTATTAATAAGATCACTTGCAGCAAGACGAGCATTAGAGTCATTACTAGATACAGCTTTATCTAGTACGTCAATCGGGTCAATAATTTGATCTGCCATATATCACCTCAGTGAGGGCTTTCAGAGAAATTGAAACCGCTTGCAGGAGCTTCTTTTTGTTTCATGGTACTGTATGCACTTGAAACATTACCACTCGTAGCCTGACCAAAAGCAGTCTGAATCTTATTAAATTTATCAGCGTAAGGTGCAATAGCAAGCTTACCCAAATCTTCCATGCTAGAAGGTGGAGCAATACCTGCTACTTGTGCAAGTCTAGACTCTTCTTGCTGACCAGTTTTACGATCAAAACCAGCTAAAGAAGCCCAATCGCTGTAATCAGGTGGTGCAAATCCAAAACTTAAGTCTGCCATGATGGTTCCTTAGAACTTAAAGCCCAAGCCTTTGCCAGAAGTACTGCCTGTACTGCCTTGAGTACCTTGGAAGTTAGGCGTAGTAGAAGCTTGTGGAGTACCGTAGATGATGGATGCGTATTTAGACAGTGCATCCTGAGGTGCGCCAGCATAGCCAATACGACTTGCAGCAGAAGTTTGAGCAGCATTAAGACCAGCTTGACCAGCACCAAGAAGACTATTAGCAGCCGCTTGACGCTGATTTTCGATATTGCCAGATACTTGGGCAGCAACATTACCCAAACGAGCCTGAGAGAGGCTTGCAAGGTTTTGAGAAGCCAAGGCTTGACGAGAAGAACCCAAAGCACCTGCACCACCGTACAAATTACCTTGCTGGTTCATTTGCTCACGGATGTCTTCAGTAGCAGGTTGCAAAGCAGCATTAATTTGCTGTTGCTTGAACTGAGGGCTAAACAGGTTTTGCAGACCTTGGATGCCTTGAACATAAGCTTGACTACCGCCAGCCTCTTGTAAAGCACCAGCACGACCTGACACATCCATTGCTGTTTGAGCAGTAGTATTAATGGCAGGGTTTACTTGTCCATAGACATTGTTAGCCATACCCAGCGTTTTTTCATACGCAGGAAAGGCTGTGTTTTTAAGGAAACCTGTTTGTGCGGCAAGAAGGTCTTTTTGCTCTTGCGTTACTACTGGTGCTGAACTGGAACTACCAGATGATTTACCACCGCCCATGATGTTTACCTTTCATGTTGCTGGGTTAATAACCCTTACCCTTGCCAGATTGTGTCTGTCTAGGTTGAATGTTTGCATTATCCCACGGTCCTACCGTATTTGAATAGTTATTAGGTCTGCCAAAACGGGGTTGACCACCTTGACCTGGAAAGGTTGCAGAACCACCTTTGCCCATAGGTTGTTGAGTAGGCTGAGATACATTTTCAACAATAGGTTGAGGCTGTGTATCTTGAGCAGTTTGCTGACTAGCTGGTGTAGAACCAAAAGCCCCACCTTTGCCTGATGGCTGGTTTTGACTCATTGGTTGAGCAATGTTTGCGGATGCCATTCCCATGATTTATCCTTTATGCACAAACTTGGAATATTGATAATGTTGCAGACAAATTAGTATTTGCGCTACTACTTGAAACAGAATTACCGCTGCTGTCTCTTAAAGCATTTAAACCTGCTGAAGCATAAAACGAATAAGTATCAGCAGCTAAATTTAGCGGAATAAATGCCGATAATTGTTCTCTTATTGAAACAGCATAAAGTGGACCAACAATAGGAGGTGTATAACTTAATGTAGCAGCAGCAGAGTAGTTAAAAGAAAATGTATATAAAACTGTTCCTGCTGAATTTCTTAATTCAATATTTAATGTACCAAAATCTAAATATCTCCAAGTTGCAAAAGATGAAGGAGATGATTGTGATATTTGGATTATTCCATACATTGAAACTAATGAAAATCCTGGCTTTGTAAGCGTCATTGAACCAAGATTAATGGTTGATGCAAAAGGATTTACATTAATTACATTTACTTGTGGGCCACTTGTAAAGCCGTTTAATGTTGCTGTTGTACCATTGAATGCAATATTTGTTGAGCTATTGCCCATCACAAATCTACCATCACTGTACAGGTGAGTGCCAGTACCCGTCATGGTTGTACCACTGACAGCAGGACTTGTACCAACCTGAATATCTCCAGCGGTAATGCTTCCTAAGTTTGCAGTAATCGCTGATAGCTGCGTAACACTTAACTTTGAAGCAGTAATTGTTCCGTCAACAATCAGGCTACCTGTAATGTAAGTAGCTTGAGTTATCCAAGTAGTTGTAAATCTATAAACAACTGCATTATTTCCATTGTTGTAAGAGACAGTAACAATATCTCCTGCCACTGGATTACGACCAATAACTGCTGTAACTTCACCATTAGAAGGTGACGAACTATCATTAGCTGTACGAGTTACGACAAATGTAGCTGAACCAGCAGAGCCAGTAGCACCTGTTGCACCATTAGAACCATTCGTACCAGCTAATGATTTGCTGATGTTGTAATTCTTTTGAATGGTTATGCCGCCATATACAGCTTGCAAAACAGCAGAGCCTTGATTGGCAGACATTGCAGTAACGCTATAAACGCCACTTGAGTTGATAAAAATGGTGACGTTTGATGAACTGTAGACAGAAAAGCTAGAACTAGTTGTTACATCAGTCAAGCCATAAAACACTTGGAATGTTCCACCAGCCCCAGCAAAGCTAGAAACATTACCTGAACTGTCAGCAGCAACAGTAACCGCTTCATTGGTCAGCAAGCCTACAACAGCATTCTGTCCAGCAGAACCTGTAGAACCAGTTGCACCGTTTTGAATCCGAACAACAGTCATCGTGTCTGAAAAACCAGACAAAGAAGCTACAACCGTTGCATAAGCAGCACCAGCAAACTGAGCATTTGTCAAAAAACGTGTGTTCCCTGATCCACCCATAGTCACTGTGCCAATGTTTGAACCTGATGAGTTGTACAGGTTACATGTGAATGTTGCTGTACCTGAAAGGTTTTGAAAGTTGGCAGTGAAGTTGATGGTTTGGGTAGTAGGAGATGCGTTTCCTGAACCATCATAAGTAAATGTTTGTGCAGTGCTAGACAAGAACAACAGACTAGCAGTAAGACCATCTACACCAGCAATAGACTTGGCAACTGTGTAAACCTTGTCAATCGTTACACCACCATAGACAGCCCTAAATGTAGCTGTGCCATAGTTGGATGACATGCCAGTAATGCTGTAAGCACCACCGGATGTGATTGATACTGTTACGCCAGAAGAAACATAAACAGAGAATGTTGCAAGGCTGGTGACATCAGTAGTTCCTTGGTAAACCAAAAAGTTACCGTTACCAGGAGCAAAACTAACAACGGTTCCTGTACTACTTGCTTGCAGGGTTACAGCTTCATTTGTAAGCAAACCAACAATAGGACTAACACCATTAGTACCGTTTGTGCCTGAAGCACCTGTAGCACCATTTTGCAAACGAACGATGGTTATGGTGTCACTGAAGCCTGAAAGACTTGCTGTAACTACTGCATATGAAGCAGAACTAAACTGAACATTGGTTAATGTTCTTGTATTGCCACTGCCACCCATAGTCACAGAACCAATATTTGTTCCTGTGCTGTTGTAAAGATTGCAAGAGAACGTAGCAGTTCCAGGCAAGTTTTGCGTATTAGCAGTAAACGATATTGTTTGTGATGCAGGATTTGCAGTACCAGTACCATCATAGGTAAAGGTTTGAGCAGTTGATACAAGCGTCAACACACTTGCATTACTGCCATCAACACCAGCTACAGATTTACTGATGTTGTAAATCTTGTCGATGGTCAAAGAGCCATACACTGCTCGTAAAGTTGCTGAACCTTGACTAGCAGACATGGCAGTTACTGTATATACACCAGCATTTGTGATGCTTAAAGTTACACCTGATGAAGAGGCTACAGAGAATGTGCAAGAACTAGTAACATCTGTAATGCCACTGTAGACATAAAAGTTACCACCAGCCCCTGCAAAACTAGGCACTGTGCCACTGCTAGTAGCCGCTACAGAAGCAGCTTCATTGGTCAATATGCCTGTAACAGAAGCAACACCATTAGTACCATTTGCACCATCTTGCAAACGAGCAACAGTCATTGTGTCGTTGTAACCAGACAAGCTGGCATTTACAACAGCATATGAAGCAGTACCGAATTGTGTATCTGTAAGTGTCCTGACATTACCAGAACCACCTAAAGTAACGCTTCCGATGTTTGTGCCTGAACTGTCGTACAGATCGCAAGTAAAGGTTGCAGTGCCTGTTAAGTTTTGTAGGCCAGCAGTAAACGTAATGGTTTGTGGTGAAGGTACTGGTGTACCTGTTCCATCATAAGTAAATGTCTGTGCAGTAGCAGACAAAGCAAGAATAGAAGCATTAGCTCCATTCGTGCCGTTGTAGGCAATACAGCGAATTGGATAAGCAGTATTTGTCCAATCCAATGTGGATGTTGTTGTCGTAGCAGTTACGTTCAAAGGAATCGTAATCTGCCACAAATAGTTACCAGTGGTGGTATTGCTAGGAGCAGATGTATACCAGCCTGATGGAGCCGTATATGCACCTGTAGACCATGTATATGTAGATGTTGTAGATGGTCGTGTAGGAACTGCTGAAGAACCTGTCCAAATGTAAATACTTGGAAAAGCAGACTGAACACCATTACTACCAGCCGTACCTGGAACACCATCAAAGGTGACAGGCATTGTTTTGGTAGTAGTAACGGATGACGTTAAGTTACTGCCATTAACTGTCAGTGCAACTGTTACAGATGTTGCAGAAGATAATGGCGTGATAACTACAGAAGAACTTGTCGAGCTTGTAGGTGTAGCACCTGTAATGCTCCAAGAATAAGTTGGAGAAGTTACGTTAGCAGCAATTGCAGAAAGCGTTGCTGTAGAAGGTGTAAAGACGTTGCTGTTGTTAACAGAAAACCCTGTAAACCCTGAAAAGTCTACTTGTGGACCATTGCTACCATTAACACCAGGATCAGCAAAGGACAACTGAATACGAGCTACAGAAGCTTGTGTAACAGCACCAAGACTGTTCTTAAATCGAATCGGTACATCAATGTAAGCTGTACCTGTCATTGCTGTTGGATTAGGCCAAATGGCGTAATCACCAGCATCCGTAGGGTTGCCAATAGTAATGTTTGTATAAGTAATATCACCCAAGCCTGTTGTGGGTGAGTTACCAATACGCCATGAGTTATTTACAAAGGAAGCACTGGTGTCTAAGGTAGCACCAGAATAAGGAACCACAGTACCACCGTTAGTGGCATACAAAGTTGGTGTGATGCCTGTAAATGATGGTGTTAACGGACTTCCTGAACGAGGCACAAACAAAATGCCAGGAGTAAAGTAAGACGTAAATGTCTCAGCAACAACAGGAATGTTGCCTGATGTAACAACATCAAGGTCAATGGCAGAGCCAGGATCAACCAACCATGCTGTATCAGGAGCAGTTGTTGCTACTGCAAACTGAATCTGTCTACCACCTGTGGATAAGTACCAAAGAAACTTGGTTGTACCAAAACCACCTGTAGCTTGATACCAAATGTAGTCAGCAGGATTTGTAGATTCAGCAGAAGAATCGCTATTGCTTAGACCGTAATACGATCTGCCTGTGGGACTAGATGAAAAGTTAACAGAACCATCACGACTATCAGAATATTTGATAGCCATGTATTTGTACAAATAGCCCGAAACAATCCCTTGTGGACCAGTAATCTGTCCAGTACCAGGATCAGCAGAAACGCTACCGCCATAGTTTGCCAACAAATAATTAATGGCATCCGAAATCTCGGACTGTGACGGGTCAGAATCTAGAGCGAAAGGCATTAGTAAGCATCCTCAACAATAGTTGCTTGCCAATTCATTGCAGTCATATTCCAATGATTTGTAGCGTCATTGGACTCAACTTTGACAGACACTGTACGAACAGCGTTTTGTTGAGTAGACATCCAAGGTGTATCGGTGCTGATATTAGCAGTTCCTATTTGACCGTATGTAGCTGGTTGAGCAGTAGAGTTAGCACCACCAACAGTTACGTTGATTGCACCTGTACCTGCAATCTCAGGCAAAACACGGTGAATGTAGGTCTTGGAACTAAAAGGGACGGGACCTTTGTCTGTTTGCAAAACCATGTTGTTACGTTCAAACAAAGCAGGAATAGCTGCACCGTTAAATGAATTGCCTACAGCAGTCTGAATCAGCTTCTGTGACGTAGAACTGGCTTGGGCATAGGTGACAACACGGGAAGCTAAATTAAACGCTCCTGACACGACTTTAGGGCCTTCTGTACCCATGCAAGCATTCTGTACAGTCTTAGGAGCATTCCAAATCTTCAGGTCATAGCGGTATGCAAGCATTTTGTTGCACCAGCCTGTAGACGTCAGATCAGGATAATAAATTTCGATCTGATACTTCTGAGTGTTGTTGACCATGAATACACGGTCATAGTAAGCAAAGTTCAGATTACTAAAAAAATAATCTTTTACTCGTTGATTGCCAATCGAATCAAAATTCGAGCCATCAAACACCCAAATATCACGAGCGTCAATTCCATAAACATTAGCGTCTGTGTTTGTCCAGCAGTTATTGTTAAGTAAACCACGACCTTGGTTTAGCAAACGTACACCAAAGATAGGTGCTGTGCTGTTTTGATAAGCAATAGGACTAAAAACGACTGTATCCCAATAAGAACAGACGTAAAAGCAGCCACCCAAGAAGAAGCCATCAATCAAAGGTCCACGAACAGGAACTTCTTGTTCATTGGCTACGTTGGTAAGCGTAGGTTGCCAAGTGTTAGGAATACCTGTATTGGCAAAAGATTGTGACCAACGAACTGTAGTTGGATAGTTATTGGTAGTGCCTGAAACTACTTTGGAAATGTTTCCTGCAATAAGAATATTGCCGACATTAGGACTACAGAAATTGCGGACAAAACCAGCAGTAGTCTTAGTAACTCCAACATCGTAATTCCAAGCAGAATCAGGAGTAATTTGAATTTCATTGGCTGTAGGCAAGAAATACATGGGATTGGACAATGTGTCATTGATAAAGAACACATTACCAACCCAAGATGTCGTGATATTGATGTCGTTGTTATATCCGGTCAGATATACGGATGGGTTTGCACCGTAGCCAGGAGTAATATTGGTAACACCAGCAGTGGTCACCATGTACCAACGACCATGATCTGAAGAATCACGAGTTGCTACGATATATACCCAAGTTGTTTCGTTCCGAAAACCACCTTCCATGAAGATAGCTTGATTGGGAACAGCAGTCAGAATCTCTTCTTCACCAAAGATTTTCTGAATACCACGGACATCAGTTTCTACGTTATACCCGCTGTTGTACTCATTTGGAGCCAAAGCGTTACTAGGCACATCAGGCGTAAAGCTCATGTTTACAAATGGAGTGCGTAGCCGAGTATAGTCGCTCATGTTATGTCACCGTAGTTGGCTCCGTCATTTGCTGGAGATTCTGGATTAGACGGTTATCAGATGGGTTAAATTCTAAAGCTTTTTTGCATAACTCAATAGCCTCAGATTTCAAGCCCAAATTCCATGCTCCAAGGCTTGCCAAGTCCCAAGGCTTTTCTGTCCATACTGACGGATCCATAGTATAAATAGCAGCTTTGTCAGTAATCTGTAGGGCTTGTTTGGCAGAAGAATAGCACTCTACCCACAGATTTCTACGGTAGCAGAACATGGCTAGATCAACCCAAGGCTCACGGGTATTAGGAGCTTCAGCACAAGCCAAACGTAGCCATTTTTGTGCTTCCCAGCCATTACCTAGCTCGTCATGAGCTTTGCCCAGCAAACGCATGGCATAGCAGCGTTCATTAGCCCAAGTAGCCTCAGGCATAGCAAGGTACTTATTTAGGGCTGTAATGGCCTCTTCCCAGCGATCATAGAAGGTTAGTTCACGAGCATGGTAGAAGGCGTTACGAGGGCAATATGGGTCTTCCTTGACTGCCAGTTCTAGCAAAGGCATGTACTGACCACGGGACTTGGTAGGGTCAGGATGGTGACTTACCAGAAGCATGTCCGTTTGAGCATATACCTCATTAATTCGTCCGTCAGGTCTTGGGTACTCATGTACGGGATGATGGAAACTGTACCCATGTCTTGCGAAGATTTTTTCATAAAAGAAGGATATTCCACATCCCCAATCAAACTTGTAACGTAACCGTGTGGTTTCGGCTGTCCATACTCGTTCGATTTCTTCTCGCCATCCATCTTCTAAGACCTCATCAAGATCAAGACTGATAACAATATCTATATCTTTTGGAAGAAGTGCAATAGCTGCATTTCTAGCCAAATCAAACCGCCAAGGTGTGATGCAGATGTCATGTACTTTAGCTCCACACTCAAGAGCTAACTTTACAGTATCGTCATCTGATCCAGTGTCTGCAATACAAATTAAATCAGCATCTTTTGCTGAATCACAAAATCTTTGAACAAATGCAGCTTCATTTTTTGAAATGGCTGAAACAGCAATTTTTAACTTTTTTTGCATAACAATCCTTTGCAATTAAATACTTACATTTCCTGATGGCATAGAAATTTGTGTTCCAGGCTTTACAGGCCATTCAATAGTTTGAGGAAATCCTGATTGTTCAGGAACATCCCTCAAAGCCTGACGATAAGTAGCCCATGCTGATTTGTCAATTGTTGCATCTGACAATTGTGTCCAATCACATTCGGCTAACAAACGATCACGTTGTTCACGCACTGTTTGACCAAGGGCTGTCAGACGATCAGCTTCCTGCTGTGCTTTTTCTTCATCTGTCAAAGCTACTAAATCAGCGGTGTAAACCACGCCATCACGCAATGTAGGGGTTATGCCTACACGCTTAAATTGTGATGCATCAAAGTAAAGATGTTCTTCAACTGGATAAACGCCTGACTGAGCCAACCATTCAGCATCAGGGCCAGTGGCAGGAAATGATGTATCGGGAAACAACACTGACAAAACAGTGATGTGAAAACCTGAGTCTGTTTGTTTTGCGTACATGATTTATGGCCCTGTTGGGAATGTCTGTGTGGGCGGTGTAAAACTAGCGGTGTAACGAGCCACGCCCTTGGTGATACGAATGTCGTCTAAGTAGCCATTTAAGCCATTCAAATTGCTTCTATCGCATCCAACCAAAAGGGCATTGGTTTGATTGAAATTAGTGCTATCTGTAGCGGTGGCTTCTAAGTTTCCACCGACAAAAAGTCGGGTACTAGAACCTGATCGGGTTACGGTAACAAACGTCCAAGTAGTTGCAGCAATTGTGGTTGTGCTTGTCAAAATAGCCGTACTTGTAACCGTAAACACCAATTGGTTTGAACTGTTGACTTGCAACAACCAACCAGTAGCAGCTGCACCTTTACAAATCAAAGAATGAAGAACGCCAGCGGCATTACGGTACACCCACATTTCTATGGTGTAGTCACCTGTTCCTAATTGAAGGTTTACAGCATCATTGACTGTCTGATAAGCAGTCGCTGTGTAGCTTGCGCTTTCATTGCCGTACTTCTTAATTTGAGTGGTAACAGCCGTAGTTCCTGTGTTTGATTCAGGATTACCGTTGTTACTCAAATCATAGAACGCACCTGTATCACCACGGATAAGCAAACTGGTATTGGTTACAGCAGTCAGCGGAGTGGTTGAGGGTGTGAAGTTGCTGGTGTAAAGGGCTGTGCCTTTGACTACTCGAAAATTGCTAATACTGCCAGTAAAGTAATTATCACTTGAAGTACCTGTTCCAAAAGCCGAACCGCCAAAACAGCCGCCATTTAAATATGCTGCGGTAAACGTAATTGTGCCAATGCGTGAGGCTTCTAAAACACCATTTACAAACAGGTAAGCATTTGACCCGCTACGAACGCAAGCAATATGTCGCCATGTATTATCAAGCACAGTTGTTGTACTTACCATTGGCAAAGTGCTACCTTGTACATTAAAACAAAGTTTGCCAGCAGTGCCTCCATTATTAACTCCAACACCAATGTTAGTTGCCGAGTTGTTAGTGCTTCCGTCCGTTATGATGGCATAAGTTACTTGGCTAGAACCTGCTTTCATCCAAAATTCTATGGTGAAATCGCCAGCATCAAACTGCAAAGACGTTGATGTTGCAAGCCTAAAGCGTTGCCCACCAGTAAAAAATAAGCTGCCTGGATAGCTGTTTCCAAAAGGACTGCTTCCCGCATAAACAGGAAAAGTATTAGAAGCCGTCAATGCCAAAGCATTTGGCCCTTGGTCTACAAAGGTGGAGTTGTTAAACATCCCTTGACCAGTGCCTGTGATGAGCAGGGAAGTGCCTGAGATGGCGGTTAGTGGGGCTGTGGGAGGGGTGAAGTTAGCGGTGTAAAGGGCTGTACCTTTGACTACTCTAAAGTTGCTAATATTCCCTTGCGTTGTATATTGAAAACCTGTCGCACCGATTTGCCCAACATCCAAAACACCCGAATCAGTCCACGCAGCAGATGATGTAGTTGTGTTAATCAACGCACCATTTACAAAAATTCTGAATGATGTGCCACTTCTAATTACTGCAATGTGATACCAAGTATTTAATGAAAAAGATTGAGCTTGGTTGATGTTAATTTGAGATACATTTGATGTTTTAGCTTGAAAGTTTATGCCGGTATAAGACGATGCTGTGCCAGTAATAGCAAACTCAAATCCACTTGTACCGCCATTATATGAACCGCATAATGCAGATTCATAAAAACCACTATAACTTGGCGAATATCCTGTTAAATATATCCAACCTTCAATTGTAAAATCACTACCTGAAAGAGATAGTGTTGAAGATGTAGCTTTTAAAGAATTTCCAGATGTAACAAAACTAAAACTACCGCCTACTCCACCACCGAATGGAGTATTAAGACTTGGGTTAACTGTTCCAGTTCGCGTCAATGCAAGGTTATTACTACTACCGTCTTGAAAAGACAGGTTGTTTTCAAAGTTGGTCAGCAGACTGACGCTTGACCAGTAAGGGTCACCCGTAGATGCTGCTGCTTTTCTTGCGGTTTTAGATGCGGCAAACATTAGTAGTTCTGTCCCACGGTTACACCATACCAGTTTGTACCATCGCTAAAGAACGAGTAAATATCTTGTTTGCTTGCAGTGCTAGTGATAGTAGGTGCAGTTCCAGCAGGCCATACCACGGTTGACCATGTAACAGTACGGCTACCTGTTGCGTCCTGTTTCAACATAATCACAAACGATTTACCAGCCGATGCGGTGGGCATGGTAATGGTGGCATTAGCTGTCAGGGTTAATTGCTGAACTGTACCATTTGCCAAACTTACCGTGATGGCTGTGCTGGTATTAGCGGTATACAGCGTTTCAGTGTAGTTGGTAACTGTTGGATTGGTTAGTGTTTTGTTGGTTAATGTTTGCGTGTCAGTATCGCCAACTACTACACCTGTTGGTGTTGCTTTAGATGTGCCCCAAGCAGAACCTGTAGATACAGCCATGCCAGCACCAGGGTAAACCATCGTAGCTGACGAACCTGTAGGTCCAGTTGGGCCACCAGCACCTGTGCTACCCGTAGGGCCTGTAGGACCAACTACACCTTGAATGCCTTGTGCTCCAGTTGGGCCAGTTGGACCAGGAGTTGTACTTACAGCACCTGTCGGACCTGTGGGACCTCCGGCACCAACACTGCCTGTGGGACCTGTTGGACCTGCGATACCTTGTGTTCCTTGAGCACCTGTTGGACCTGTAGGACCTGCCACAGTGCTTGCTGCTCCTGTAGCTCCAGTGGGACCAGTAGGACCTACAACAGATGATGCTGCACCAGTTGGACCTGTAGGACCAATCTGATTGTTCATTATTTGTGCAATGGAAACTATTGCACTTGCAGATGCTGGTCGAGTTGGACTTGTACCACCAGCTTGATAAACAAGGCTAACTGTTGTTGCCGTACTAGACCAATAAACTTGGATCGTATCGCCAGCAGTAATATCAATAATCCAAGTGCAACTGGTCATGGCTACGTTGCCAGAACCTCCAAGCAATTGAATGTCTTGCAAACTGTTGGCAATATTTGTCCCGTTTTGAGACAACCATGATCTAAATACTGGATTTGCACCTGAAGAATTAGATGCAGCTAGTTCAGTAGTAATTTGATATTTACCAGTATTGGCAAACGTCAAAGTACCAGATGAATTTGTAATGCCTGAAGCACGAACACTGGTATCAAGAGCCAATAAATTAGCAGTAGTAGTACCAGCATTTGATTGATTGGCAGTGCTGATAAATAAGCCGTAATAACCTAAAGCTCCACCAGGACCTGTTGGGCCAATACCGCCTGTAGGACCTGTAGGTCCAACAATACCCTGTGTTCCAGTAGGTCCAGTAGGTCCAGCTACTGTAGATGCAGCACCTGTAGGTCCTGTTGGCCCTGCTACGCCTTGTATACCTTGGCTACCTGTCGGTCCTGTTGGGCCAACATTGCCTTGAACACCTTGAGCCCCTGTTGGTCCTGTGGGTCCAGCAACTCCTGTTGGTCCAGTAGGTCCAGCCACATTAGAAGCAGCACCTTGCGCTCCTGTTGGACCAGTTGCACCAATATTGCCCGTGGGACCTGTAACGCCTTGTATGCCTTGTGGACCTGTGGGGCCAACATAACCTTGTGCGCCTTGGCTACCAGTAGGTCCTGTAGGGCCAGCAATTGTAGAAGCTGCACCAGTAGGTCCAGTTGCCCCTGTAGGCCCTGTAGGGCCTTGTACGGTAGAAGAAGCCCCAGTGGGTCCAGTAGCGCCAGTAGGTCCCGTAGGACCTGTTACGCCAAACTTAACTGTGGATTGATAAAGACCAGTAGTTTCTGCGCCTGGTGTTGCAGGAACAGCATTGGCTGTGTTTCCGTAAAGACCGCTTGTAGCCATCTTTTACCTCACTTAAACGAGTAGCGATATGTACGGGGCTGGAATTCTGAGGTGAGGTGTTGATCCCCACCACGCCATTTGCCTTTGTAATTTTGGTCTTCAATCAAGCCGTAAGCAGAGTCAAAACGATCAAGCCATTTTTGCGCTTCTTCTACGTTTTTGTTCTTGTCGTAGTAAGCCCAAAGAGTGCCATACATATAGCCTTCAGGGAATGAAGACAAAATGGCATTGTTTTGCACAACAGGATAGCTTGTAGACTCTGTAGGACCAAAAAGGAACGGAAAAGTGCGCTGATAGTAGGCTTTGATGGTTACGCTTTGACCAGGATTAGGGGTAAAGACGTAGTTAGGGCCAACTTCAGAGAAAGAAGCACGAATAACTCGAGGTACACCAAAAGGACGAATGTACAACTGGTCAATCATCCTGCGTCTAATGATCTCACGATCGCCAACACGGTCATAAATGATCCAAGGGCCTACATTTGTAGCACCTGCTGGCTGATTCTGTGGATATGTGTCCTGAAAGAACAGGATTGGAAAACACATGTCGGCAGGGATAGGAGCCATGCCAGTAGCATCTGTGGTCAGAATAGACGGATTGGTAGCGTCATATGGGTCTGAACGTAATGCAGGCAATTCAATAGTACGCATTTTTAGTTCAGCCATCTGAATGCAGGACTGAATCTCCAAAGAGGAACTGGTAGGAATCTTAAGGATTGCTGTAGGCAGGGTTACTGTTGACCAGGTAAGGTCAGGATCGTTAACAGTAATGGTTGAGGAGCTTACCGCTGTAACAAGCGTAAACGGACCCATGATGTTTGGGCCAATAAAGTCACCAACAATAACAACTGACGATGGATTTGCAGAGCAGGTAATAACTCCTGTGGTGGAGTTATAGGCGGTAGCGTTAATGCTGACAGAACTAGGAATGGCTCCTACCCATTGTGCGATCCGACTAACGAGTGCATTGCCAGATTGGATAAAAAGAGCCATTTTGGTTCCTTACTTAGTCGGTATTGAGGGATTATACGGAATGGGAATTTTCCCGCTAGGGTGACACACAAAATCTGAATAATCCCGATTCACAATTGCGTAAAACAAGATTTTATCTTTCTTGTCCTGTTTAATCAGTTCCCAAGGACGGTTATTGAAATACTTGGAGCTGATTTCATGTGCAAAGCATTTGGGCAATTCCATCATGTGTGCAGTTCCAGCAAAGAACGGGTTATCAGTACCATGTTCTTTGTAGAACTCACGCAATTCTTTGCATCTTGTCCGAACAGCTTCTACGTTCTTTTGTTCGTATTGAACGTAACGTACACCGTCTTCAGCACCAACTTTGTAGTTGATGTTTTGAGTGTTGAAAGTCTGTGACCAAGTGCCAGACTTAACTTCATTGAAGAGTTTGTCGTTATGACGGAAAACACCGTCAATGCCTCCTTCTAGGATGCCTTTGGTGTAATACTCTTCGTTGACTTTAACTTCGTCTTCATTGGTCATACCATGCATTGCCTTTACGTTTGTTTTCTGTTTCAGTCAAAATTTGAAGATTGAAGTGGTTGTGAAGACCGCACACATTTTTTCCAACTAAAGGAACAATGTGGTCAACATGGTATTTCACAGACGGATTCATTGCTTCAAATTGTTTGGCTTTTACATAAAAATCTTTAACTTTTTCCTGTCCCCAAGACGTTGTTGCCAACAATCTAAGGGCACGTTTTTTTGCATCTTTAGCAATATAGTAAGCTTTTTTGGCTTCATAGTGCTTTTTTGAACTTATGTTTGTGCTTATTCGTCTTTTGTCAGATTGACGATAAGCTAAATGCTTTTCAGGATTATTTTTAGTCCATGCATTTGTACGTTCACGTTGACATTCAGCACAATTACCAGTTGCTGTCCAACGCTTTGATACATGTCCTTGTTTGCAAGATAAGCCCGTGAAATAAGCTTTTGAACCTATTTCACGAGCTCCTTGACGAGTATTTGGCAAATCATACATGACAACCCCAATGACCAGTATATTCTGGTCAAAGGAGTATATCATATATTGACTTATACCAAATAGCGTTTTACTTGCGCTGCTGGGCGAGGTGTAGTAACCGCTGCGCCTGTTGGCGAGATTGCGGCAAGAACTGCAACGCCTGCTGGATTGCGGACGATCAAAGTGCCTTCCATCACATATTGGTCCAAAGAAGCGTCAGCAGAGCTAAACACTTCGTTGTTCGGGCCAAGTTCACGCAACGAACCCCACTGGATAACGTCAGGGTTCAGGAACAGGGCAGAGGTATTGTCTGCACCAGTTTGGTCCATAACCCAAGAGTCATCGATCTGGTAGGTGTAGTTGAAGTCACCTTCGTAAGTACCAATCGTGTCACCCTTGTCAGCAGGGTTGAAACGGTTGATCGAACGGCTGGTAGGCATCATGTCGCTGATGTGAGTACGCATGGAGGTAGGCACAACCATGTTCGTAATCTTGGCATTGAAACGCTGTTCAGCAGTAGTCACCAACTGTTTGTACAGGTAGGGACTGAACTGTTGCAGGGTAGTGCCAGAAGAGAACGAGAAGTAGCCCAAGCCAGCGTTAGCCAACGAACCGTTAAACGGGGTGTTGGTATCGGTAGCGGTGGTGGTATCAGTACCATCGGAAGAAGCCAAGTTCAACACAGAAGTACCATCAGTGTCGTTACCCGAACGAGTACCGGCAAAGGCGTACAACGAGCCAAAACGACGACCGTTGTTAGGGCTAGTACCTTGCGAGGCAGATTGACCGCTGTACTTGATGGATGCACCGTCAGCACGAACCATCTGTAGTTCAACGTCAAACATGATCTCGGTCAACTGTTTGACTTCTTGGTAAGCCTGTGGATCACCACCAGCTTGTTCAACAGCACGAGCAGTGCCAGTAGCACCGATCACAGTGGTGAAAATCTGGGTGTAGTTACCGCAGTTTGCACGAGTGTTGTTGTCTGCCAAAGAAGCAGTAACAGCAGCGCCTTCCAGCTTTGCGTTCAAAGCAGGGGTGCGATAGTAGTCAACAGGCCAGATGTGCAGAGTCGAATTGACTTTGCGCTTTTTGGACATAGCCATGTTGGTCAGGGGAGTACGGTCTTTAACATAGTTAGAGACAGTCATATCGAGGTCTTTAACCACGATGTCGGTGGTATACGAGCCGTTGCCGTTACCAAGGTTAGCAGAGGTAATAGTTGCCATGTTAATTTCTCCAGTTAACGCTTGCGATTTTTGTTAGACGCAAGCATGGTTGCCAAAAGGTCCCGTGTCGCATTCTTATCGCCAGATTTTGCTTGCTTTTGAAGTTTTTCCACATCGCTTTCGGGTGCGGTTTTAGCTTTTGGCACGACTTTAGAAGCCGCAGCCAATGAGCCACCTGCGTTACGCACTTTTGGACCTTCACGGAATTTAAGACCATCCCGAATTAGGCTCAAAAGATACTCATCACTGGACACCAAATCAAGATTCGGTACACCAGGGACAAACGAGGTGTTTGCCGCTTTCCAATCTTTAGCAAGCTTCTCTCGAATCTCACTAAACACTGCCTTGTTAGCCAACTCTTTATCTGCAAACGACTGCCTTGCTTTATCCAGGGTTTCCTGAACAAGAGCAGCCCGATGTTGATAGAACTGGTCAACCTTAGGCCGATTTGCTTTAATGAACTGTGCTTTTTCCTCGATCAACTCAGCGTTTTGGCGAATAGCCGCTTCCGCTTGAGCTTTCTCGGCAGGATCAGTTGCACCTTGAAGAATCTTGCTCCATTGCTGGTTATATTGCTGGAGGGTTACCAGTTCATCAGCCGTTGTTTGTAGCTGGGGAACAATGGTAAGTTCCAACCCTATTTGCAAGCCATCAAGTTCACTTCTGCGCTTTGCTTCAAACTCTTCAAATTCAGCACGATCAGCTTTAAGCTTACGAGCGTTTTCATGGATAGCACTACCTTGACCCAGAATTGAAGCCGCTTTCTCTGCTGTAACCTCAATAAAGCCACCTTCTGCGTCTTTATTAGGGATTCGCAACGTCAAATTCGGATTCTCTTTGGCAAACTCAAGGAAATTGACTGCATCACTTACTCCATCGGAGGGTTCCGCTTCAGTTTCCGAATTAGCCTCATCTGACTCAACTGCAATACCATCTTCAGGTTCGGCATCCACTACTGGAGCCGCCTCAGGGGATTCAGCTTGCGCTTCCTCTTGTCCTGCTGGTGGAGGTGAACTGCCATCGGGTTGCGGATTGTTACGCTTGTTAGCGGCAATCATTGCAGCGATAGCATCGGCGGGATTCACGACACCAGTTTGCTCAGGGGCGGTCGCATTTGCGATTACGTCTGACATAGTTTACTCTTTTTGGTTAAGTGTTAATCTTTTTAGCCACTTTCCCAAGATATTCAGTCCTCTCAATGAAGCCAATGAAATCTCGGACTCCAGCAACATAATGTGCATTTTCAATGCGTTCTGGATCGGTTCGACAATCTTCTAACCTTTCCAGCATATTGAACCTATACAGGTTAAATAGCAGTGCGAAATCCTCACTCTTCATGAGGCGGGAAGCTGACTCCCCATTTTCAATAACTAGAGTGCGTCTTTCAATATTGGCCTCCTTGTGTGCATCAACGGCTTTTGTCCGTTTATTAAAATAACTCCTGATATTCAATACCAAGCTTTTCATTGCAATTCCTAGTCAATCTCTACAGCAGAAAGTTTACCTCTTTTTGCTGCCAATGCTTCAAACATATTGTCTGTATCAATATCTTCTGCTTTCTTCATATTCAAAGCAGTCACTGAGCCAGATTCCTGTGTCTTAGCCTTATTCAAATCCACTTTGGACTGAATTTCTTGCTGTTCAGGGCTAGGACCTTGTTGGGCTTTAGCTTGCATGATTTTTGCAACTTCGTCAATGGTCGGCAAATAGCTGTCAACGTCTTTGACACCCAATACACGCAGGGTATCTTCAAAAGGCTTGCGAACCTTCAGGAATAACTCAGGAACGCTTGGATCAAGCTGGGTCATCAGTTGGGCAAACTGCTGTTGAGCCTGACCAATCAGTTGTTGACGGGTAAGACGGTTCTCATCCGACAAGAAACCCAAGGCCAAGTCAATATTAATCAGCTTACGATCAATAAACTCGTAGTTATTCATGGAAATGGCATCCATGAACGGTTTACCTTTACCGCAAACACCAGCCAATTGCTGAATGTTGTAGTCATCAGCGTACTGGATCAGGGTTTTCCACACAATGTAGATAGCATCACGCAGACCAATGGCACAGTTTTTGACCATCTCGTCTTGGATCAACTGATTTGGACCCATTGCCAATTGCAGCTTAAAGCCTGAGTTACCATCCTTCATCACTTCAGGATTCAGCACATCAGTGGGGCTGGTCATGCCAATCATGGACATCTTGTCAGCTTCAAATCGCTCCATAGAGGATTGAACATAAGCAAGATTGCCCTGCATGGGCTGGAATTCAAAAACGTGTTTACCTGGATCAAATTTGCGATCCAAAACAAACATGGCAGATACACCACGCTGGATTTCTTCAGCATCAATGAACTCTGGGTTCACACCAATACGAGGTGTAGACGCTTGCATGGCAAAAGCCATTTCAGCACGAGCAATAGATGTGGCGTATTCCTGCATTGGCACAAGGCGTTCTGCAAGAGAGTAGCCAAAGAAGTTGCCAGTGATAGGCTTGGGACACATTGCCGCCAAAGGAATGAAATCCACTTCCTTGACGTACAAAACATACGAACCTGAGAAGCAAACTTCTACGATTTCTTCTTCACCATCGTTGTCTACGTCTTTGCGAATCCAAGCTATAGTCAGCATGATGACTCGGCTGTACTTGTCAGCACCAGCAGAGGCTACAACGCCTTGACCTGGAACTGGAGTCGAATCACGAGCATGAAGAGCCAAGTCGTTTTCCAATGCGCCAGCTTGGTAAGCACCAGCAGGACCGTAAGCAGCATGTTCTGCTAGTTTTTCGATGTCCACATATGGGAATTGAGACTTGCACTCATGAATCGTCATGGGATCATAAAAACCCACAAAATCTTGATCTTGGATACGAGGAATTGTGGGGTTACACACAAAGTAATGTTGTGCAACTGGTTTGATCTTGACGGTGGTTGAGTAACCTGTCAGTTTGTACTTAGCACGGTAGATGGTGTTGGCTTTGATGGCCTCATCCATCTCCTCTTGTGGCGAACTGATCTCAGTTTCCTGCTCTTCAGGAGCCATCACGCCTTGGGCAACAGCAGCCAAGTCAACGTCAATCCTACGCATGTTTTGACGCTTGGCAGTCAAACCTTTCTCAGCCGCCATAGTCTCAAATACACGCAGTTGGTCTTTCGTGCCTTCGACTTCTTTGTACTGAGTAATGGGCTCTCGTACAGGCGAGATCATCACGATACCGTTTTTGTGCAACAAAGCGTCTTGTGCCCAATCACGGACAACAGCATAAGAATCATTCTTGCTGTTAATCATGTACTTGACCATTTCAGTGGCTTGATTGGACTGTTCGCTGTCCATTTCACTAAAACGCTCAAACTCAAAGTTAACCTTGCCGTTAGGCATCAGGCACTTGGTAATGATGGCTGTGGCGTAATCAACGCCAGGAGTCACTACAGGGTGAATGTAGTCAATGCCTCGGATTGGCTCAGTAGAGTTACTGACAGCAATATTGAGGTAGTGGTAATCAGAAAGGCGGTTAAACGTATTCTTGGCTTGCGTTAATCGCAAGTAATCCACCATTTTGAGATACACCTCATGGGCTACCTGAAAAACGATGCCTTTATTAGAGGCAGGTGCTTCGATGTACTCAACGATTATGTTTTGGCGATCCAACATTTTCACTGTCCTTATATTCGTTGCACCTTACCCTCAACCGTAGACGGTCTACGATATTGGAATGTGTTTGCTCTGCTTACAACTGATTCGCCATGACCTTGAATTAAAGCAAGAATTCCAATCCTAGCCGAATCAATATGGTCATCAGGATCACTGAACCTGCCAGCATCATCAATCGCATAGTTTCTGGCTTCATCTAAGAACTCCACACATGATTCATTAATCATAAATGTGCCACGTTCCATTCCTACTCGCATTATATTGATTCCGTAGGACTTATGGTTCGTCACTTTACCCTGATCGTTAACAGGATTCAAGATAGCACCAGGAATACAGTTCAATCCGTAATTGTCTTCAAAGACCTCTCGGACTGACTGTTCGGTCAAAGTATACCGTCCAGCCTGTGTCGCATCATGTGGCAATGCAATAGGTACGCCTTTAGATTCCCTGTTCATCAGGTAATGAACATATTCATCCGGTGTTTCACCGCTGGCTACCTTAATCTGACGATGCAGGTAAATAATCTCTTCTACAGGGTCCCTAAAGAAAAAACTGATAACCGTAGGGTCGTTTTTAATCCCTAAGTCAAAAGAAATCAAGCGTTCTAAGGCAGGATTATTCTTAAGGTCAATATCGACAGCCTTGTAGGTAGGCCATTTCAGCAATGGGAATACAACGCCTTTGCCCACCAAAGGAATACCATTCATACGGCATTCCCGTTCCCAAGGCATAAAGTCTCGGGATAACTGTTCACGTTCTTTTTGGCTGAAAAACTCTTCGTCCCACTCGTTGACAAAGGGTACGTCATTCCAAGTCACACGGACATGGGTGTATCCATCAATCTTGTCCCAGAACTTACGGACAAGTCCTGACATACCTTTGAGGGGCGTGAAGGAACACAACACCTGCCCATTACGGGAAGCTGTACGGACAACAAGTTCCGAGAAGGTTTCATCAGGGGGTTGCTCGTCCAAGAGTACCAAGTCAAGTTCAAAACCTTGCAGGTGACGCACTTGTTGGGTGTAGTTCGAGAAGTAAAGTTTGGATTTGCCACCAGATTCGTGCCAGATTTCTACGGCTAATACGTTTGCGCCATCAGTACGGATGGATTTGTCATCTAAGCATTCACGGGGAATAGAACCCGTACCCAGCTTGTAGGACTGCTTAATATCGTCACAACCTAATAGCTTGCTTTGCAGGGTCTTGGCTACCTGTTCCCAGGATTCACCGGATGCCATAGCAATAATGGGTTTGTCCCACTTCTTGCCTTTCCAACCTTTTGGATACCGCCCTGTCAGGTGATAGGCAGCTTCGTAGGTCGATGCAATGGTCTTGCCAGCACGGTTAGCGGCAATCATTCCCCTACGGGTATGGGTAGCACCTGTTTCAAAGAATGCAGTCTGATACTTGAAGGGCCGAAACCACTTCAAAGTATTGAACTGCATGTCTTTAGCAATAACATCCCGAGCAGCTTTCATTTGCTTAAGCTGGTCAGTAGACAAGTGCTTGATGGCAGATTTGCCACCAGCTAACTTAACAAGATGTTTTAGAGCCCGATCTTTATAGATGGGCTGTATGTAGTCACTTGCTTCACTTTTTGCCATACATGTCACGCATGGTCAACAAGAGTTCGGCAGCAGAAGAAAGGTAGTAAACCTCTTCAGGGCTCAGTTTTCGATCTCCTTGGAGGTCTTTCTGTAGCCACTCAAGAGCTTTCCTAGCGCAAACTTCTACTTGCCCTGAAAGCTTCTGACGGAAGATAGCGGAATGATCGTCCATCACGCCCAAGGATTAGTTACGTTCTTCTGGGCAATGTTGAGAGTTTCACGGTCAATCAATGTCCAGATACCAGCACCCTTTTCACCAACGCAATAAGCATACAAACCACGACCTTTTTCGGTATAGGTTCCATCTGCCCTACGCAGCACAGTCTCAGATGTACGGGGATCAAGCCATGTGTACTTCTCAGGAACCACTTGACCAAACTTGTTGATGCGTTCACCAACAGCTTGTTGCTCAATAGGACCCATGATCTGAAAAGTAATCACGCCATTGTCGTACTTGCGGAAGTTAATCTGCACTTTACGATCTGACTGTGGGTCTTCAGGGTGAGGCATGTTAGTTGCCCCAAAGAAATGCACTTGAGAACTTTGTTCAGGCAGGTCAGCAGGACGAGGAGGCATAGGCTTCAACTCATCCATCGGGATCAACTCTTTTTTGTCGATGTAAGGATTCAAATCAGTCTGGTAGTCTGAAGGAATCTTCTTACCTTCCAAGGCGTTTTTGGCGACTTGGTATTGATCCTCTTTGGGTTTGCCAATGAGGTCTAGACTGATTTGAGTCTTGTCGTAAACAAACTGAGCTAATTCTTTTGCAGTAGGCAGGTCTGCCTTCAGTGCTTCAATATCATACGTTGCCATACATTACCTTTCAGACGTTCTTGGGAAGTTTAGGAGTAGTGAACTTGCCACCATTGATGTTATTCAAATGGGGATCAGACAAAGGCTTTTGATCGAATGCACGACCAACAGCACCAGCGACAACCTTACGGCGCTCGTTCTCTTTGGCAAAACCTGACAACTTGTCGTTAATGCCAGCAGTCAAGCCTTTAGCCATCTGCTTGCCACCAGAAATAATTTTTCCGTAACCAGACATATTAGCCCCCGTAGTTCTTTACAGATTTGTTCATGTAGCCATCGTTCTTGATGGTTCCGCAGTAATCAGCATGGGTGCTGACACTTACTTTATTGCCAGGAGCATAGATATTGCCATTGGCTTTAGGAGCACCTTGGGAGCCTTTAGAAGTAGCAGTACCGTGCTTAGGACCAGTCACAGCAGTCACACCAGTGTTGTTGCTAGGAGTGTGCTTGGAGATATTGCCCTTGCGATTAGGAGCTTGGGCGAATTGGAAGTTGGTAGTCATTTGTTGCCTTTCCGTTTATGTTCGGCATCACGTTTAACAGAATAGGCAATTGCAACAGCTTGGGACTGCTTCTTGCCTGCTTTCATTTCAGTCTTGACATTCGATTTGAATGACTTTTCTGAAGTACCTTTTTTCAGTGGCATATATTACACCTTTCGGATAGATTGCAGGAAGTCATCCAAAGCTTCATCAGCAGTTACTTCCTCTTCCTTACTGATGTTCTGCACATGCTCAATACTGATGATTGGAGCACGGCTAGACTCAAATGTAGCAAGCTTTTCAGCGATCTTAGCTTTTTCTTTCAAATCTAGCTCATCACTATTCATTGCTTCAATTAAAACGTCCATAGCCGTTCTAAGTGGGCTTAGACCCTTCTCTAGGCGTTCATCATTGAGCTTGTTGAACAAAGCACCATACTCAGTAACCTTGTTAACAATGCTTTTAGGACGACCTTTGGTGTGGCGGTTTTGGGGATTGTCTGTCAGGGTATCTCGAGGGTCCTTCTTACCTGTTGCCAGCTTCATAGCCTTGATCTGGGCATATTGGGCTTTACTG